CGGCCATCAAGAACGCAGTCGAAACCGCAGGTGCGCTCGGCATCAAGTCGTTCGTGGTCCCGCCGTGCCCAGTGCAGGCCGTTGCGGTTACGTTGTAACCGCACGCCCTGCAGTCCGGAAGCGCCTCACCCAGGGGGTGAGGCGCTTCCGTTTGCAGGCCGGTTTAGGGTCTGCATCTTCGATATAGCCGTTGATGGCAAATCAATCCATCAAACAGAACTCCCCTCTCCGTGGGGAGGGGGGGCTTGCGCCCCCTCCCCACGGAAGCGGGGTTAGCAACAAAAAATCGTTTGATTGTGCAAACGACGCACGAAGAGCAAATTGCTGCTTCGTACCTACCGGAGGACACCATGTCTACCATCCGCAGTACGCTTCACTTTGAAGCACCAGTTGCAGTACCCGAAGTACCAACAACCAGAACAGCAACTGGAGGACAGCGTCAGCCTATCCCAGTCGAGTTCTTGGAACTCAGAACCATTCTGAACGCAAGTCCTGAAACATGGTTCAAGATTGCCACAATCGACAGAACTGAACGCAAGCAAGCGGCTCGTGACACCAACTGGCTGACTGAAATGCTGAACCGTCGCCTGCCACGCAGGACATACAAAGTTTCCGTTCGCAGCAACAACGGGAAAATGGACGTTTACGCAAAGCGCAACTTCGACCTGTAGTCGAACGCTCGTAAACAAAACATCGCCCCACCCCACCGGTATACGACCATCTGCCGGTGGGGTGGCGGTAGGTGATTGGCTGCGTAGTGTACATCAATGCTTGGTTCGGGCATTGGTGTGCACTACGCATTCAATAACCATATTGTTTGCTACCTATCGCCTTTAGGAGGGCCCATGTCATACAACCCGAAGTGTTGGGAACGCGCTGAGTTCGCACTCAAGCATTCCAGGCGAGTGCTGTTTTACGGCGTGCCAGGCACCGGAAAGACGTTCGCTGGTCTGAACGTCGGAGTCCCGGCTGAGAAGCGGGCGTACCGCCTCATCTGCACGGAAGACATGTCCACCGCCGATGTTGTTGGCATGCACATGCCCAACAAGGATGGTGGATTCACGTGGCACAACGGTGCTGCGTTGTCCGCTTGGCTTGAGGACACCCGCCTTGTCATCGACGAAGTGGACCTTGCGTCAGGCGACGTTCTGTCGCAGTTGCTTGCAATGACCGACTCAGCCGAGTCCGCACAGATGGTTCACCCCGAGACGGGCGAAATCGTCAAGCCTGGTCCGAACTTCAGCGTGGTTTGCACCACGAACATGGAGGACCCGGATGAGTTGCCGGCTGCACTGCGCGACCGCTTCACCACGTGCATCAACATCACGCACGCCCACCCGGCTGCAATCGCTGCACTGCCCGATGACTTGCAAGCACTCGCTGCTTCCATGTCGTCCGCTGAGCACAAGCGTCGTGTCAGTGTGCGTGGGTTCCAAGAGTACGCACACCTGCGTAAGTTCACCACTGCGAACGAAGCCGCCGAGATTGTGTTCGGTGAAGCCAAGGCTGCAGCAATCACGGACGCCCTGAAGATTGAGGCCATCAACAAGTGACCTTCTATCCCATCCCAGAGGCGTTGTCTCGGACGGATGTTGACGAGCAGGACCGACCTGGCTGGAAAATCCGGTCAGGTCGTCCTGCCCGTGGGGAAGCCCATACGTCGATTTCTGAGCAATGCATGACCGTGCCAACGGCTGACTCAGAACTCAGCCGTGTCATTCAGGCACACGAGATGATGCATGCCAAGGTCAGCCCAATCAACGGTGTTGACGAAGACCTCATCGAATCCATCAAGCAATGGAACGCTGCACGTGACGTTCACACGTACATTGACGAAGAAATCATTCGTTGTGCTGAAGAGTTCCGTGTCAACTTCTTGCTTATGCAAGCAGGATTTGACATTACCAACATGTTTGACGGTGGTGAAGGCCGTACGGGTGCGATGCTTGCCAACGCAGCCACAGTAGATGCATTCAACAACGCAATGATGTTTAGCGTCACGTTGATTGGAACCGCTGGCTTTGAAAAGTTCTTGTACGGTGTTAGTAAGCACCGCAAAGAGTGGGTGAAGCCCATCAAGGATTTGCGCAAAGCACTCGCTAGAAACGGATACGGACAGCCATCCGACCGACGCAGGTATTACCAGTACGGCGCATACACGGTTTCGGACACCACGCCTGCCAAGCCCAAGGAAGACGAGTACGACACTCCACCAGCATGGGAAGGCAAACCGCTTGGTTTCATGGTGTACACCACTGAAATCATCAATATCATCAACCGAATGACCGACCGTTCNCCTGCCAAGCCCAAAGACCCGCTTCCCGAAGGCATCAGCGAAGAACTTCGCAAAGTTCTCAAAGAATCAGGTGAGTGGGGCGATGGCGAGCGTAAGCCCATTCCAGGTCGTGTACCTGGTGGTGGCAAATGGGTGCCACTCAAGTTCGACCACAGCCACAAGTTGACTGTTAGCCAGAAAGGCCGGCTTTCAACCCGGCGTAAGGCTTCAGTGACTGGCCGGCGTGTGGGCGACGTACGTCGTTTGTACACTGACCCGCAAAAGCGTGTGTTCACCACTACCAAGCGTCAGCGTGGTGGTGTTGTACTCATCGACCAAAGCGGGTCTATGTCGTTCACGATGGAGCAACTTGAATCCATCATTGAAGCCGCACCAGGCGCACTTGTGCTTGGTTACTCGCACGGCAACGACGGAAAGCCGAACATCTGGGTGCACGCTATGAACGGTCGCAGGACTGCAGAGTTGCATCCGGGCAACGGTGGTAATGGATGCGACGGACCAGCATTGGCGTTTGCAATCCGCAGCCGCAAGACTCACGACCCAGTCGTTTGGGTGTGCGACGGCGGCGTTACCGGTCGTGGTGATGCCACTCACGACGAACTTGCACAGGAATGCGCAAACATGGTTATTGCTAACCGTGTTCACATGGTTGAGAACACCGAAGAGGCCATCCAGGCACTTCGTGGTCCACGTACCGCACTTCTGAAGCCAAAGTTGGTTGACTCGCTCCAATGGGCAGCACGAAAGACTCTCAAGAGTCTGGTCTAAAGGAGAGTCACATGTACAAGCCAAAACACGCCAAGAAGCGAACGCCATTTTTACAACGTCGTGGGCAATCAACCAGATTGTTCTACGGCTTTGTGGGCTCGCTTGTTGGAACGCTGTTGGTATCGCCCACTTATGCGGGGGCGGTACCAATGGCAGTCGACCATCCAGTTTCCGCTTGCGTAATCTGGGTCGGATGTGTTGTGCTGGGCTGGCTATACGGCAGCCATAGGGTTTACCGTAAAAAGTAAACCAGCGTAGATGTAGACTCGGGGTAGTCTCTCAAAACAACCCCAAAAGACTTGGACTGTCGGGAAAAAAGTATCCGTACCTGAGCAACAAAACCGGTCGATAAACGTTCCCAAGATGCGCACTTGCAATTGCGTTTCTGAACCGTAGTATTGAAACTGCTCACATCAAACACCTACCGCCTAGGAGGCACAATGTCAGAAGATGAAGTTTTGAAAGAAATGTTTGAGAACTTTGAAGTCGACACAGAAGAAGCAAAGTTTGAACTCATAAAAGAGCTTCTTACCAAAAACGAAAAGATTTCTGCCATCATGGCGCTGCTTAGCATGGGTAAGACAGTCTGGTCGCTTTCGTACGCTCTCAAAGACCACAACATCGAAGGCAGCATGAAAATGGTTGTCGAAGAAGACAACGAATTGAGCAAACAAGAAATGACTGAAATTGACCCAGGCGTCATGGCTGTCAAAATCGTCAAGACGATTTGGTCGGCTTTGGTTGTTTGTGGTTGCGATGTCACTCAAGAAGAGTTTGAACAAGCTCTAACGAACATGGAAATGCTCGAAAACATCGCCACTGCGTAAACAAATGAATAGAGGCTTCGGCTTCTATTCATTTATGTAAAAAGGGTTTGACTCCCAATATAGCTATTAATGGCAAAAATGTTTTACGATATAGCTATTAATGGCAAATATGGTTTCCATAAACTTATTAATTCACGTGGCGGCGGGGCGGAGCTGCACCATGCTCTAGGGAGCGGGAAGGAGGAACCACACCACCGACGCCCCACCGCATCCCAATTTTACCATGATTTGCATTTGTCACAGGGGCAGTGTAAGATGTAACTGCACCACTAACTAGGAGAAACCATGCTATTTGCGCAGTTGTTGGGCCAGAAATGGAACGATGAAGACCTCGCAAAAGGTCCCAAGCCCACTGCGATGGGCACGCCATACCGATACTCAGCAGCCGGCAGTTGCTCACGCCAGCAAGCGTACAACGCACTCGGCGTCCAACCGTCAGAACCATTCGATGTTGCCAGTTCGTGGGCAACGCATCTCGGTGAAATAATTCACGAACAATTTCAGGCTGCTATTGGTGAGAAATACCCCAATGCGCAGTTTGAAGTTGCATCCCAAATCGACCACTTACTTTCAGGTTCATGCGATGGAATCCTAACACTTGAAGACGGCACCAAAGTGCTAATTGAAATCAAAACTCGTGGTCAATATGCGTGGCAAAAAGAAACTGGCATTGGCCAGTGGAAGCGCACAGAACCAGAAGGTCCTAAATGGGGTGCCATTGCTCAAGCCGGCATGAACGCACTTGCGCTTGGTGCCGACGTTGTAGTAATGATTTCGTTGGCCAAGGAATCCGTGTCGCATAACAAACGACAAAAGATGGGCATTGCCGATATCCACGAAGCATACGCTGCCGAATGGTGGGTGCCCAAAGAAGAGTTTGAAACGTACGCGCTTGAAGAAGTTGCTCGTGTTCACAGCATCCAAGCAGACCTTGACGCTCGCGTTCTGCCAGAGCAAGAAGTGGTTGATGACAACGGCAAACGTGTTATCATCAAAAACGGCTCGCACTGGGCGTGCGATTACTGCCAGTTTAAAACAATCTGCAAAGCAGACGGAGACGGACCTGTACAACTGTCTCTGACACAACACCAAGGAGAATCACGTGAGTAATCCTGGAGAACCCCTCAGCGAAGAAATGCAAGCAATGTTGCAATACATTGCTGACAAAGTCCAAGTTGAAACTATCAACGAAGCTTTCGGTAACAACGTGCCGCGTGAAGAAGCGATGGAGATTCTTATCCACATCGCCAATGGCGCAGCAAAGTATTACCGTACACAGTTTGAAGACACCAACCCTTGGGGCAGTGCCTATCAACTTCACAAACTGCTCATTGCAGCAGCACGTACGCTGGGTATGTTGCCTATCCACGCTGACGAATGGGTCCAAGTAATCAGGAAGATGCAAGAAAGGGAAGACAATGCAGCATAGCGAAACTCTTGGCGAACTCGGTATCGCCCTTACAGCAGCACAGTCGGAGTTTTCCGCAGTCCCCAAGGACTCGGTCAATCCGTTTTTCAAAAGCAAGTACGCAGCACTGCCAGAAGTTGTCAAGTCTGCGACGCCTATTCTTACGCGTCATGGCCTGTCAATTGCGCAGTTTATCGGCTACAGCGAAGGTCAAGACACCCTGACTACCGTGTTGCTGCACTGCTCTGGCGAGTACATCGCAGAAACTATGCGCTTGCACTTGGTCAAGAACGACCCGCAGGGTCAAGGTAGCGCCGTTACGTATGCACGTCGCTATTCGTACATGTCCGTGCTTGGTCTTGTTGCCGACGAAGACGATGATGGTAACGCAGCCAGCAGCAACATCGCAGCATCCAAGCCAGCGTTCCGTGAAGCCCAAGAAACCGCACGTGCAGCAGCATCACGTCCTGCACCAGCGCCAGCCACTGGCGACAAAATTCAAGTATCGCCCACCGTGCTTGCTACGCTGCAGTACGCAGAAACCGTCAACCAGCGGTCAGGTGAACCCAACGGCATGCTGAGCGACATTGTCAAGCGTGCAGCCAAGTGGCCAATCACTCCCAAGCAGTTGAACGCAGCTATTGGCGCTGCCAAGCGTGTGTTTGCTGCTAACAACGAAGACTTCGACGAAGTTGAGCGCAATATTGCGCACACTAACTCGCAAATCGAAAACGTTTTTGGTAGTGTTGACTACCTGCCAGGGGAGGAACCGTTCTGATGCACATTTTGCACTGGATGTTCCACGGACCACTGCACTGCTGGATTCATGTGAGGTGCCGCTAATGTTTTGGCAATTCATTGCATGCTGCGGTCTTGTCTTTATTGGTGTCATCGGCCTGTTTTCAAGGCCAGGCCGATGACTCAGCAAGAACAAAATGCTTTGCAAACAACAGATTGCAACCACGCCGATTGGACCAATGGTGCCTATTCTGAAGGCATTTACGTTGACATGGGCTATCGCTACTGCCCCAAGTGCGGAGAGAAACTATGACTAAACCAGCAGAAATTCAAGCTTATATTTATCGTAGCGAATCGTTACTGCTTGAGTTAATTGAACAGCGAATGTTTGACCGGTACGTAAAAGCCGTCGAGCCACCCAAAAACAAAGAAGATGAAACAGCATTCTGCAACGGTTGGTTAGCAGCTTGGGAAGAAGCAATAGAAGACCTTGGCCAAATCATTCGTGAGCACACAGACAACAACGAATACAGGTATAGGTTGTGGAACAAGTAATTTCTGTTTCCAACAAAACAAACATGTTGCTTGAATCAATGCTTACCAAGCACCAAGCAATCAGTCAGCACCAAGGAAAAATTGGCGCCAAAGTGTACTGCGTCGGTTGTAAATCGCCAACTGGCACTTTGACAACCGAATGGCCATGTGATGTAATTATACTCGCAACTCAAGTGATAGAGGAAATAGTATCGTGGCTAACCCCCAAAAAGCCAAAGGAAGTCAATGGGAACGCGACGTAGTCGCATACATGCGTGCCGCAGGGTACGACATGGAGCGTCGCTTTGGAGCCGGTCAGCACAACGATAAGGGAGACCTTGTAGGTGACCCAGGGTTTGTGTACGAGTGCAAAAACCACAAGACATACCAAATTAGCACTTGGTTAGAAGAAGCCTCGGTGGAGCGAGAGAACGCTGGTGCTACTTTCGGGTTCGTTATTGCCAAGCGACCCCGAAAGAGCACTGGCGAAGCAGTAGTAATGATGACGTTAGACCAATACATCCAACTCAGAAAGAGATGCCCATGAAGAAAGAAATTGTTATCGACGCCAAAAACATACGAAGTTTTGTTGAAGCATTTGAAAACGTAATCAAGTACATGATTGAAGAACTTGAACAGTACGTTACTAACGAACACGAAGACAGCAATGAATGGAACGATGGGTCAATTATGATGATTCAAACCGCCAAGTTGTTGTTGCCTGCAATGATTCAAATGCTTAGTGCAGTTGTTGAAGGGGTTGAAAATGCCAAGACTGAAGCTGAATAATGAATGGATGCGCAAAGGCAATTGTGCCAAACTTTCACGAGAGTATCTTGACCAGTGGTTTTTCCCAGACAAGGTTGATGCCAAGGCAACACGTGAAGCCAAAGGCGTATGTGCCAACTGCCCCGTGGTCCAAGAATGCTTTGTATACGCGGTCCTTACAAAAGAAGGTACTGAGGCGTACACGCAACACATTGTTTGGGGCGGGATGACATTCAAGGAACGATTCATGGAACATCAAGCACTCAAAGATTCGGGGGAATGGGATGCGTTAATTCGCAAAACAAAGGTAATGGAGTGAGAGTTTACCGATACGGTGACACGCCGTGGAACGACGACCAACACGAGTATGAAGAAGATTGCATTTGTGACGAATGCGAATGGTACAGACAAGAATTCGGAGAGGACGAAGAATAATGCCGTACTACGTAGGAAATACAAAGCGATGGAAGGGCAAGAACAAAAAGCGCCCGTGGGAAGCTAGGGCCGGCAGAAAAGGCGTTCGCATCCACCTAGGTTGGTACGAAACGCTTGAAGAAGCCTACGCTGCAGAGATGGCGTTTGCCAAAGAATTTCCACCATCGGCAAGTGGCGCTAGTCCCAACCGCAGAAAGAACATCCCCAATGATTTGCGCTAATTGCGGACACGCACGTTCGATGCACGACACCTTGCATCAAGTATGTTTTATGCAAGACACGAAAGGGCATTGTAAATGCGTGGAGTTCAGCCAGGTCCCGATTGGACACAGGTCCCGAAAGGTACGCCTTTCCATATCACCGGTTCAAAAGGGGTCTTCCATTTCCAATATTTCCGTAACGGAGAAGTAACGCTGTACGGAGGCATTAGGGCTAAAGACGAATGGATTGACGCATGCTTTCGCACCGTCAAACCAGAAAGTTTGAAGCCCCCTAAGCGTCGGTAACTCAGTTGGCAGAGTAGCGGACTTTTAATCCGACGGTCGTGGGTTCAAGTCCCACCCGACGCACTGTGTTACTATTCGTAACATGGCTACTGCACCGAGTATGCATGTGATGATTCCCGATACACAAATTACTCCTGAAACGCCCGTCATTCACATCGAATGGATTGGAAAATATCTGCTTGACACTCTCCCCAAACGGGAAGAGCGAGTAGAAATTATTCAGATTGGCGACTGGCACGACATGCCATCGCTGTCATCGTACGACAAACCAGGCAGCAAAAACGCTGAAGGTCAACGCATCCAAGCTGACCTAGACGTTGGCAACGAACAAATTGTTGTGCTGTCAAAATACCTTGACGAATCCGATAAGTTGCGTGTAGCAAAAGGCTTGAAAAAAGTAGGCCGGCATCACTTTCGTGGCAACCACGAAGACCGTTTGTTTCGCCTTGTGCGAGACGACGTACGTTTTGAAGGCGTCTTTGGACGCCATTCTTTTTTGTGGCAAAAGCACGGTTGGAAAGTAGTCGAATTTAAAGAAGTCAAGTTTATTGACGGCATTGCCTACTCGCATTATTTTTACAACCCAATGACCGGGAGGCCATACAGTGGAAACAACATCGAACTCCGACTCAAAACCATTGGATGTTCTTTCAGCATGGGTCACCAACAAGTGCATCTCACCGGGATGCGGCAGACGATTAGTGGTGTTCAGCGTGGACTTGTCTCCGGCGTGTGTTACTTGCATAATGAAGACTACGTGGGGCCACAAGGAAACGGAGAATGGCGAGGAATTGTAATTAAAAACGAAGTACGCAATGGCAATTATGACATCATGGAAGTTTCGTTAGACTATTTGTGCCGCAAGTATGAAGGAGTTACCCTTGAACGATTTCGCGCTATTCGATGAAGTAAAGCACATTGTCACTGGAGACCGTAGAGAATTTTACGGCCATCCACTTGACAACCACGGACGCACTGCAGAAATGTGGAGCGCATACCTCGGCATCAAAATTACGCCAGAACAAGTTTGCTGGATGATGATGCTACTTAAATGCGCACGTCAAGCCCACATGCCAGCGCGCGACAATCTTATTGACATTGTTGGCTACGCCACAAACATCGACATGATTGCAAACGAAACACGTCGCAGAAAATACGCCGACGATTATTTGCGTGACGTTAAACTTGTTGATTGACCATTAAGTCGTGCAGCTCCGCAGGCGTGATTGTGTAAATGTCTTGCTTTGCAGCACCAATAATGTCCCACCAGCCGCCAAACATTAACGACGCAGCGACAAGCCCTGAGCAAATCCATGTGTTGGCACGACGCAAACAAATAGCATCAGGCAACAAAATGTCCAGCACGCAGGAAAGAATTGTGACGATGCCGTACTTAGTACCCACCTGCTGATTTGCAAAAACCATAACGTTCTCCCTCTTTACCCGATAGTTGGGGAGGGGAATTATTTCGTAATGGCCGTTTGGTGCGACCTGAGATAGCCGTTTGTCGCAGGTGACTCCATGCGCTTCAGCTTGGATAATCAACCAGTCTCCGTCAGGCAATTGTTCGGAAAGCAAAAACGCATGGTTCCATTTGGCACCGTTCTTGTTACCACGCAACGCTTCACCAACGCGAATGGCTTTGCCAATGATGCCCGTAGTGTGCGCAAACCCAATGTCGCCTGGCTTCATTTCATACCCCATTTTTTGCGCATGGCATCCTTTTTGCCTTGGAAATACTTTTGGTCACGAAGGTCTGCAAGAAACTTTAGACGCGTAGCGTTTTCTTCAGTTGGATTGATAATCCATTCTTTGACAGCAGCACGAACTTTTTCGTTCGCTTCTTTAAGCGTCGTCATGCTCGGGTTCTGGTTGGATGTTTTTGTGCGTCCATTTGACAGAGTGATATGTAGTAGCACCACCGGCAATAGCAATAGGTAGCACCCCAAGCCACCCCATAGCACCGAGTGCCAAAAGGTGGACACCGCTGAACGCTGAAACGATAATACTGACCCAGTCAAGAACAAAGTCGCAAGCGCCAGCCAACCGAGCTTTGCCATTAGAAATTGCATCAACCAGTACCGTCCCAACCATGTCTTTGACAACCATACAGCCAGAACCAATGGCTGAATAACCTATAACTTCTAACATTTTACTCAAGGTCTTCAACTTCCTCAACAATGTGCTCTACAAGTTTGAGCAACTTTTCTTCCATACCAGCAATTTTTCGAATAAGTACAGCGTCACGCCGAGTTTGACTAAACATCGAAATGCCAACAATCGATTCAACAAAGATTGCTAAATACGAAGCAAGCAGGTTCCACCACAGCAGTACCCAAGCGTGGGAAAATCCCACAATCCACGCAGTAATTGTGGCAAACGTAAACGTGATGATAAAAGCCCAATGCCGAATCACGCCTTGAATGCGCCACGACATGTGCTCCTGCCACGTTAGTGGGTCACCCGTAATTGGGTCAATAAATTTCTTCTGCACCAGGCATCTCAATTCCAAGATGGTCGCAAATAATGGCCAACAAATCGCCAGGGTTGCGAGTATTTCGTCCGTTAGGAACTAACTTCTTTTCAATGCGCGCAAGCGCAATTGAATGTTCCTTAACAATGTCCACAAGTTCATCGTGTTTTTCAGTACGTTCACGATGCTTTACGTGGATGTTCCACAAGAAGCCGATAATTGCGGCAAGACCGCCAAACGTAACAACAAAGTTTGCAGCGTTCGCGTCAACGTTTGCCCAATTAACTACTCCAAACATTTTACATCAAACCCAACTCTCGTAGCTTCCCAAGGGTAAGCGGACCAACAATTCCATCAGGCACAAGACCGTGCGCTGCCTGCCAAGCTTTGATTGCTTGAACATTTTTAAAACGAAACACGGGATGGTGTTTTACGCCAATTGCTTTCAGCACCTGCTTTTTGGTTGGAGGCATTGAGCCGTGCGTTGGAAGCATGTCAGGCGGAATAAAACGCAGGTACGTTTGCGGCTGACGGCCATCCTGCGACACACGCACAAGCGACGGGTCGCCTTGCTGCCCCATAGAAACGGTCATAGGGTCAGAGCCGGCCTCAACAACAATGGCAGTGTGCCAGCCAGTCCCAGGGCCATACACAATCACGTCACCAGGTTGTACGTCGGACAGCGGGATGTGCTGCCCATGAGCAAGCAACGTCCCGGTGTACCCAAAGCCGTTGTAGCCCATGTTGTTAGGGTCAGGAGCGCCAGCCCACGCGTAACAAGACGTGACCCATGACGAGCAATCCGAAACAATTGGCAATTCAAACGGCTTGTGAACAGCCTCCATACGCTGAGGGCCTTCAGAGTACATAAAGCGGTCGTGGTTTTTAACGCCCCAAAGTGCATTAGCCACAATTTTTTGACGCATAGTTTCCATCAGTTAAATCCAATCACGTGAATATTTTGTGCTGATTGTGCAGCGCCAGTAGGTCCAGCAAAAGCAATTACAACAGAAAACGATGTAGCAGCAGAAGGAGCTGCGTAAGCGTAAGCGCTAGTAAGACTAAAATACCCACCTGAACCGCTGGGAGTCATGTAGTTAATAGCACTGCCATTGCCCGTTGCTCCATTGACAGTTAACGTTTGCGTCAAAGAACCCGATGCAGTAGCAAGTGCGTATTCAGCAGTAGCAACAATCATGTAGTTGTTATAACCAGTAATTCCACTCAAAGTGTTTGAACCAGTGTTGTTAAAAACTTTAGAAACGCTTGTTCCAGTTGGCAAAACGCTAGGAAGACTTGCATTAAGCACTGACGTAGGCAACGTGTGCACGTGGTCCATTGGCGCAGCAAACGCAGAAGAACCAGTAGCAATTGACGTACCAACAGCAAGCGGTTGGGCTGCCGTACCAATACCCATGTATGTTGCAGCAACAGCAGCAGTATTTGCCGTAGTCAATTCACCAGCAGTGATGACAGGAACAACAATGCAGCCTGTTCCCGAGTTGTGCGAAATAGTGTTTCCAACGTTAGTAAAATCAACGCCACGGCTTACGATAGTAAGCGTATTGCTTGACATTGTAACAAGAATTTTTTCTTCGTTAGATGTCCCGTAATCGACAGCAACAACAAACGGACCCGTAATTGCACTACCAGTAACAGCATCAAGCCAACCAGTAGTTGAAGCAACAGTAAAAGTTGTAGTACCACTAGCAGCAATATTGCTAGTCAAATACGTTGGAATGGCACAACCAGTGTGCGCTAAGTTTTGAACAGCCATATTCTATTCTACCCCTTAAGTAGTCCCGGCAGGCGTATACGTATACCCGCCAATTGTTTTCAATGTAACAACGCAGTCGCCAATAAAACCATTCTCGTAAGTCGAGTTGATTTTATGCGGCAACCAGTCCATTGCTTCTACAATTACGTTTGCAGAAAGCGGGCCTTCTACGTATGGCACAATAGTTTGATTTTGAAGCAATTGCTGTAAAAAATTAAACGCATCGTACGGGTCCATGTATTCAACCTGCGCACCCGCCAAGTTTTGCCGGAAAAACTGGATGACCGGCGTAATGTTTGTTTCCGACACAACCGCTGGCCAAGATTTCATGGTATAACGGTACAAAATTGGCGTAAACGTTTGCGTTGCATCAGAGTTCAACGTAACTACAACATTGATTCGTTCTGAACGAGGGAGCTGCGTCACCGAGCTATTAAACGTAATTTCTGTACCAGAAAAAGGACCAACGTTGACGTTTTGCGAAGGGCCAGTAGTGTGAAAAAAGTTAAGGTTGACACCCATCGTGGTGCTTCCCAAAGCAACAGAAGCATCAAACTTGACAGGGATTTTGTCTTCAACAATGCCGTACGTAATGCCACCAGTGTCAATAGTCCCACTTGCTACGTAAGTGTGAGCATCACCGCTGAGTCCGCTAACAGGCGTAGTAGTCATACCGCCATACACGCCAAGTGCACCGCTTGTAAAAGCAAGAGTTGCAGAAATTGACATCAACGGCATATTGCGCCAAGGGTCCCAATCAAGCCACGTAACTTCGCCAGGCGTAGCAGTTGTTACCATCAAATCGGAAGCGTACGCAGCCGTTAGCGGCTGGTCTCCAATGCTTTGCGACAAGTCCATACGGCCAATGCCAGTTACGCCAGTGTCGTAGTTTGACCAACTGAAATAAATGTAACGATTGTTGCCAACAATGCCACGCACAGGACACGTAACACTTTGCAACAAGTTTGGCTGCAACGGGCCAGACTTTAAGTCGCCCGTGGCGTTAGCGTTAGGGTCATACGCAGACAGCGTTTGTGCCATACGAATACCCAAGTTAGTGCCAATAAAAATATAATTCAAGTACGCGTACATTGCTGTTGGATATTCACCAACTGCCAACGGCAAAGTTTGGATTGGGTAGTTTAAGTCAAACGCCTGGTTGACCGTAGTGTTGCTAGTAACACCAGTCATTGACGAACGAAAAATCATGCCCAGCGTGCCGTTTACGTTGGTTGTAACGTACCCACCAAGATAAATTTGAGTTTCACCACCGACTGCGCACGTCCAACGAAATGCGTTAGACGGGTGAATCATCAAAACTTGCGAAGAGTCTGGAGCAGCATTTGCAGTAGACGGCGTAACAAATCCCAACAAACAATTGGAATCTGTACTACTTGACGCTGCTGCCGCAATCAACGTGTTGTTGCAAATAGCAACCATTGTGTATTTTGAAATTGTGTAACCGTTTGTCAACGTAAACGTTAATGGCTGCGTAGAAATACCAGTACCGCTAGAAACCGTTGTAACACCTTGAATGCCAATTGATTGACCAGTAGGAGAAACAGACGTAACTTTAGAAGTAGCAGTTGCTCCAGCTGCGCCCCAAGGTCCGCTAACTGTCATGCCAGTAGAAACGTTAGGAAAACCATTAGCGTTAATTAAATTGTTGCCGCCTGCGCTCCACGTGCAGTTAGAAATAACCATTGTGCTGCTAGTAATTGCACCAGTAGTGCAAAAGTTTGTAACAGTTGGCGTACCGCCACCAGGAGCAATTGTGCCGTCAAACGTCCAAATGCCGTTGCTTGCAGCAAGCCAAATCAAAGAACCGTTTGTGCAAATGTCGTACAAAGTAAACGAAGAACCAATTGCGCTAAGCGAAATAGTGCCGGACGTACCTGCAGAACCCCAGTTGGTCTTGTACCATTTGACCGTGCCGTTGCCGCTTGTTGGCTGGTCCATAACGTATACGTAGTTGCCAACAGTGATTCCTTTGATGTTTGTCGTTGACGAACTAGGAGCAACTCGTTGTGCAGTGTCGTTAAGCAACGTAGCTTGCGACTCGGTCCAAACATTAATGCCACGCGATTTGTAAAAACGAGAAGAATCGCTTTCCGCTTTGCGGTCAAGGAATTGTTGGCCAGCACCGTGCGACCAATCCAGTTGGTCACGACGCCACAAACCCTCAGTGTTTAGCGTGCCGTAGCCTGCAATGTTTTCAAAGTTGATAGATTGACGCTGAGGAAGAATCGTACGGTGACGAAACGCTTCACGACGGTACGGCTCAAACGATGTGTCAATAGTAAACCGTCGTCCGTTAATGCTGACAGTGTCTGGATAAACAGTAGGAGCTGTTGCAGCAGTGGTGCTAGCTGGGTAGTTAGCAAGTTTGTCTGTAGAAATATTGGCAAACGTTTGACCGTTGCTGTAAAAGTTTTCGGTTAATGCGTAAGGACCACTCATCGAACCGGCGACCTCGTGTACTGTTTACGCAGACGAGCAACTTCCTCTTCAATGCGTTTTTGCCTAAAGATTTCCATGCGCTGCACTGAATTCATAATTGCTCCAGGCGTAACGTCAGTAGATTTACGAGGGTCTGGTTGAAGCAAAAAATTGTTGCGAGTAAATTCACGAGGCCCAACTAACTGAATCATTGCGCCAAGCGGTGGAATATCAACGGCGGTCGTAGGCAAATTTGGAACGTACGTAATCGTGTTTTGAATTGATTCAGTTTCGTTGTTGCTGTAACCGTTGTACGGAGAGTTAGGGTCGTTAGTAGCCGGCGTGTAGCACACGTTGTCACTAGTAGCCACCAACGGAATCAACGGTGCGCTGTACGTAATAATCATTGGCATGCCAGGAAAACCTGGTTCAAAAATAGTCAATGAATTGCCCGAAGGGAACACACTGGTGTCCTGGTTGCGTGAAACTTTCCAACGAGTAATCGGTGGGTACCGCTTGTCTGGGAAAGGATGTTGATAGCGAATTTCGAGAATTTCAATGAAGTTAGTTGGAAGGCTACCCAAGTCGTACCCCATAAACACTGGGTTGTACGTCACTGCCGCACTGTCGATGCGAACAAGACCATTTGCAGACAATGAGCTGAGGTCATCGTTAATGGCTACACCAATGTCAAAACGAGATACAGAAGGGTTGATGTAAACCAATACGCCGCAAAGATGGCTTGCTTGAGCAGAACCCATGTAACCACGTTCAACGTTGGCAGCAATGTTACTGCCAACAGTAGACGTAGAAAGAACCAAAAGCATTTCGTTTTCAATAGCAAGAATTGCACCAGGCACAATTGCAGCTGACGCCGGCCCAGAAAAAACCATACTTGTAGTAATGCCGTTTTGCGTTACGTAAATAGTGTCAGACATGCTGCCAGCAGAAATTTGTGACGGCGAGCCAAGTTGTACCGTAATTTCAGAAGCACCCGACATAAGGCGTCGATAAACTTTTTCAATAAGGTCGCCAAAGCTATAGCCTGGGCTGCTACCTGCTGAGCCTGTAGTTGTAACTGTAGTACTCATAAAATCTCCTAGGTCAATTCCGCATTAAAAATAAAATAACCAGGCGTACCAAGAACGCTTGTAATGTCCAAATAATATGTGTTGCCTGCAGTAGCACCAGAAGTAGTAAAAAGCAATTCTGCGTTATCTTGTGTTGACGCATATAAAGAAACAGCAGACGCTGTGCCAAGAGTAGTAGAACCATTCCACAAACGAACGTTTGTTAGTGAACTGCCAGACAAAGATGGCGCTGTCCACATTTTTGTTTTTAATGGATAAATTATTCTTAATGCAGTTGCACTTGTAGCAAAACCAAAACCAAGAATTACTGCTGATGCACTACCAACAGTAATTGTTTGGCAATAACGCCGGCACAAATCAAATTCTTGACCGTATGAAACACCAGCACGCGTCCAAGCAGTTGCTACTGTGCCTTGTTCAAGTTTAACTAATCCAAGTTGAAAAACAGTTAAAGAAGGACAAGAACCACTAAATTCAAGAGTTAAATTACTAATTCCACCAGGCAAAGCAGAAGAAGTCGTAAAAGTATATTGAGTTGGACTAGCAGAAGTTGAAAATGTTCCAAGCGTAATTGCAGTTGCAATGCCGTTTTGGCTGCCACCTGTACCACAATGTCCGTCAGAACCGCCTGTTGTTTTGTACCACAATTTAACAGTAATGGTACTACTTGTACCAAACCCACCACTGTAACTAGACCAAAATGAAACTGTTACTTTTTGATTTTGCAAATCAATTGCGTTTTCATTTTCAATTGGAGTAGCAACATAAAATGTTGCAGCAGTAGAGTTATTTGTTACCGACAATGAATAAGGATAAAATGGTGGACCAGACCCACTAGAAGATTTGCCAACTGTAAAAGTAGATGCAGCAGTTGTATAAATTGTCCAACGGTCTGCTGTGTACGTCAAAGTGTTTGCAGCAATAGTTGCTGACGTAGTAATTGCTTGAGCGTCAAATCGTTGCCACCAATCAAATCCGCCATTGATAATGTAATTTTTGCCAATATATGCACCAGTGGGACCTTGAGCGCCGGTGGCACCTGTAGCACCAGTTGCACCAGTCAAACCAATGGGACCTTGAGCGCCGGTGGCACCTGTAGCACCAGTCAGACCAATGGGACCTGTAGCACCTGTAGCACCTGTAGGACCAATCGGACCTGTAGCACCTGTAGCACCTGTAGGACCAATCGGACCAGTTGCACCTGTGGCGCCAGTCAAACCAATGGGACCAGTTGCACCTTGTGGGCCAGTTGCACCAATGGGACCAGTTGCACCGGTAAGGCCAGTTGCACCTTGTGGGCCAGTTGCACCTGTAGCACCAGTCAGACCAGTAGGACCTTGTGGGCCAGTTGCACCTGTAGCACCAGTCAGACCAGTAGGACCTGTGGCACCAGTAAGACCAATGGGACCTGTGGCGCCTGTGGCGCCTGTAGCACCTTGTGGGCCAGTTGCACCAGTGGCACCAGTGGCACCAGTTGCACCTTGTGGGCCAGTTGCACCACTAGCAATAAGTGAGCCATCGTATGCCCACGAGTGTGCCTGCTGAATGTCAGTAAATCCTGCTACTGGATATTGAACGTGAATGTAATACGCAGCAGCCGTAGAAACTTGTAGTTGCCATTGGCCAGGCCCACCAAAAATAGCACTAGGAGAAATTGGGCCAGCGTCAGCTGGACCAGTAGGTGGCAATTGTCCTTGCGATGGAGGCGCAGAAAAACGCGAAACAAGGTACGCAGAAACAGTGACGTTTTCAATAACCCCAGTGGGGCCTTGGACAATCCCTGAAAGCGTGTAACTCATGCATCTTCCTTGGCCAAAGCAGTCATAACTTCTTGTGCTTCTGACTGCGCTTGTTCAACTCTGCGGGACATGGATGGCGTAGGCGCAACCATGCCTGACTCCAACTCAAACGTCGTACGGGCTTCCCGTTCAAGCATGCGGGCGTCCGTAGTGCTTTTAACTTTGTTGCCTTCTTTACGAAGCCGTTTGTATGCGTCAATGTCTTTCTCACGCTTTGCGGAGTAATCCAATTGACTTACAAGGTTTGCTTTCCGGGTCGGCATTGCCGCTCCGGAAACATTAATAAACTGAATTTTGCATGCAAAACATTCGTCTCCATGCTGCCCAAAATGTGTCTTAACCATCATTCCTCACTCAATGCTCGCGCTAAAACCTGCACCACCAGCATATCCAGCAGACGCTTGGTACAACAGGTTTGCTTCGTTGCCAGTAATTGTTTGTGGACGGTCGTACATTTTTACAATGTAAATGTCGTGGGAGCTTGAAAAGTAATACGGCTGCGGAGGAACTTTGGTGTAGTCAATAGCCGTACCCCACATAAACGGACCGTTAGGGTCGTCAGGATTCCAAGGGTACGGAATTGCAGTCTTAGTATTTTCAGGCGTAGAAAAGTTTTGAACGCAGCTGCCATCGCTTAATACAAAAACTTGTACGTACGAAGCGAACGGAGAATAAAACTTAAACAAACCCTTTTGTTGGTTTGTTGAATCCGCAGAGTAGCGAGGAACAGAATTAATCAGCGGCGGTGAAAAGAAATACGTAGCCGTTGGGTCGTACCAAAGATTGGCGCCAGAATCTACATAGTTATTGCCAGGATTTGGGAAATCAAGGTTAACAGCGTTCTGAATATTGAACGGCATTTACCACCGAGATTTCTTCGTCAATCCTTTAGCAGCCGGGATTTCATCAGCAGCACGAAGCGCAGTAAATGGGTTTGTGTATTCATCCTCACGCATAGCTCCAACAGGAGCATTCACACGGTCAACGCCGTTGTGCGCAGCCTGCTCAGCAAGCGTAGTGGGAGAAAAATCCATCGTGTATGAAACGGCGGAATGCCCACGAGTGTCAGTTTGGCTATCACGCATTAGACATCTTCCTTAACTTTAAAAGGAATCACTTCAGGAAACTGACTAGCCGACGCATACTCAAGATGCACAACCCCACTAATCATGGGTGCTTCACCGCCCCGCTTGGGGCTAGTGCGCTCTTCGTGCAAACTGTGGTTAACGCTGTTGCCAGTCTTCCACGAGCTAGGCACAACGCCTTCGTGCGTACGGCCACCAGACAGCTCCTGACGGCTTGCTTGCCGCTTCATAGCGGCTTGGTCTTTACTCATACAGGAAACTTCCCATACTTGATGCTGCCATCCCACGTACTTCCGGCACGGCAAAACTGGTCAGGGTTAATTGCCAACTCGTTGTTGGACATCCAGTCCCGGACAAGATTAATTTCGCCGTTGTAATGACCCTCGGAGACGTGCCCCAAACGCTTGCTTGCGCTTTTCGCCCATTCTTGCCGAGGACCATTAAACGTAGGCTGGCTAGGAGCACCTTCAAAACCTTTGGTGCCGCCTTTACCAGTAACTTCCATTACTCACTCACCTTCCCAAGGAGAAAGTCCTTGTAGTGGTCATCCGAATGGACCTGCTCCAAAAGGGGCACAACAGTGCCGTCTGCACGAGTCAAGCGTCCACAATCCAGACAATGAATTTCGTGAACTCCACTTTGCGTGTTACCACTACCACACGCTTCACAATAACGGTTCCACATGTTGTGCCCCTTTCAGTTAGTCGGCTCAGCCGAGGTCGATGTTCGTGTTCTGGTCGTTGAGCGAAGAAACCGACTCAAGACGGTACACAGAAGCCTGACGAAAGATGGAGTAACCACCCAGCCAGTACCAACCCAGCGGCACAAAACGACGGAGCAAGTCAGTCACTGGACCAGGAACAATGCTCGGAAGCGGGCCGTTACCATCCGCAAGGGCGTGTGCTTTTGCAAGCGACTGGCGACCAAGGATAAGGGTTCCGTAAACGTTTGCGTTGGTCTGGCTAGCGGAAATCGTAACCGTACCAGCAGAAGCAAACGAACCACCACCAGTGGTCGTAAACGTACCAGCAGAAGTGTTCACCGCCAAGACCGTCAACGAACCGGTAATAGTTCCAGCACCAAGCGCAGCAAGCGAAGCACCGACAAACGGAGCAGTACCGGTGTACGTACCAGACGGGTTCGCACCAGTCGTAACAGTGTACGTACCGTTAGAAGTAACACCAACCGTACCAGTAGTAGTGCAACTAATTGCACGACCAGGCTGCGTGGAACCAGGAATGTTACCAATGTATTGAACGGTAAAGTTTGGGCCGTCAACAGCCGTCACGACAAGCGTCGGAGCCGCAGCAGTTGAGTTAAAGGTAACAGCAGTACCGCTAGTCAGGTCGCTGAACACTGCAGTACCGTTGGTAAGAACAACAGCACCAACTTCAGGGTATGCAATTGGGTTGGTACCGGTAATGATACCGTTCATTTCGTCTGCAACACCAGTGACCATGTTGGCCTGCATCGTGTCAGTAGCAGCGTTGAAACTGGACGCAGCACCAGAGTTAATGAACTCAGGGGCACGAGGCGTTTCAATCCAACGAACACCTTCGTACATACCAAGGTCACCAGTCCAGATTTCGGAAGGCGCCGAGTAGGTGTGCGGGGCACGCCAGCCGGCAAGCGTGGTGTCGTTGCTCTGCAAGTCAACCACAATGTCCGGGTGGATAAAGCCCATGTACGCACCACCAAACGTCGGCACGTTCTGCGCACGCAAACGAGCACGAGCAGTACGAATGTCAACGGACGAAATTGCGTTCTGAAGGTTTGCAGGAGTACCTGACGTGGCAGTCTGGCTTAGACTTGAACGGCTGGTAGCGGTACCAGCACTACCACCGCTGGCAAGAGCACCGCTGTTGGAGTAAGCAGCCTGGTAACCAGAGCTAAGAACGCCACGGGCAATGGAGTCAAGCGAGACACCAGCGTTGTAACCAATCACGTTGGCAACAACAGGGTCAACGTCAACGTACGCAGTGCCACGCAGTTTTGCGGAGGTCACAACGGCGTTACCGTATTCAGCCAGGGTCACAGCAACCTGCGAGTCAGAAAGCGACACAGGGTTGATGTCATATTGCTCGGAAGTAAGTGCGTTAGGAGCAACAGCAAGGTCGTTCACAATCGTGAAAATAACCTGCTTACCAGGCATTGCCTGGTTCGTTGCTCGCACATCCGCAACCTGGTCGAAGTACAACTCAGGGCGGAGGTAAAAGTACGCCATGCGGTCATACGCATTTTGTACGAGGTTTGTGGACGTACTGATTTGAGTAGGTCCACCGGCGTAAGAGCCAACGTTAGCCATTTTGGCTTAACCTTTCGGGTAGTTACATACCCCGGTCCACGTAGAGTCCCGTTTGTGCCGAGAATCTTTCGATTACGTCAGCGACTTCTTCCGGTGAATTGGCTGATGCAAGTGCAGTCCTAAAAGCTTGGTCCGGGTCAGTAATGGATTCTCCACCACTGGCGGTCACGCCTTGGGCCCTGCGCAATTCAGACAATTCATCGTCCGTTGTATTTGGAGCACTGGTCGGCTCTGCAAAGCCTGGAAGGCCATACTCTGCAGCCTTGGCACGAATAGCCTCAGGGTTTGGGTCGCCCTTGTACGAATCACGGAGCAACGCTCCAAGGCCCGTCTCAGGGATACCTGCCTTAGCAAATGCAACCTCTCGGTCACGGTCTGCCAATTTGGCTTCCAACTCTGCTGCTCGTTCCGCTTGTGCTCTAAGAGCCTTCATCTGCTTGCGAATGTTCTCATCGCGGATGGGCTCACCAAATTCATCGTAGAATTCGTCAGACATAATCGCTCCGTTTCGGGGGTACGCGTATCGGTAGGAGGAACCGATGCGGATAGGAATTTGTACTGCTTGTACTGCGCTATCGCACTTTTACGCAAGCGGCGTGCATATTTGCCACTTGGAACGGTTCCCACAGCTCACCCATATCGATATAGGGCCGAAAGAACTCTGACTTCATAATAGCATAAAAAAAACAATGCCGCCCGCAGGCGGCAAAGTTCTTTAGTTTTGATACCGTTTTTTACGAATACGGTTCAAAGTAGTCCCAACGAGTTGGGCCGGCGACAAAGACCGTGCTGTTCTTGCCGTTCTCATCGCTTACGTAAAAAATGAGACTGCCATTTTCTGCGGTTTTAAAACCGTCTGCTTCAACAACAATTGGGCTTTCATCCCCTGCAATTTGTACATTGTACTTTGCCATGTTGTTCCTTTCTTATTCCTTGGCGTAACCCAGACCAGTAACGCCTTTTGTGGTTGCTTCAAAACCACCACCCTTTTGGAAGGGTGCAAGTCTTGCCTGCTCAGCATACTGTACTTCTCGTTGTGCTTGCACGGTGGTTTCGCCGGGACTTGGTTTGAGTCCAGGAATTTGCGCAGCAAGGGCCGTGTCCTGACTGACCGTAGTGCCAATGCCGCCATTAATAGTTTTTTGGTACAAATTGGCATCTTTGGCGGAAGCCAAGATTCCTGCTTTTTCTTGGGCAATGCTGTCGTACACAGCACCTGGCGTCATGTTAATTGCACTGCTCTTGGCTTGGTCAGCCAACTGCAATGCCATAGCTTTGTCTTGCGCAAGCGAACCAAGGCCAACCTGTTGGGCATACGCAGCCAACTGAGCAGCGGTGGATTGACGAAGAATTTCAGCAGTGCCTGGCGGGTTGTAACCCAACGCTTGGGTCTTGCCGGTTTTGGCTTCTTGTTGATGTTGTTGTGCGACAGCGTGAAGGTATGGTTTGGTTTTTTCAGGGTCAAGAAAGTACGCAGCAAGGTCGCCTGGCTTAATGCCAAAAAAGTTTTGGAATGCTTGAATAGCTACCGGCCCCATACTCATAACGCCTTCGTAACCCTTGACCAAACGGTCTTGAATTTGATTGACGTTGACGTTGAGTTTAACCAAATCGCCGTACGTGCTCTTGTTGAACACAGCGTTTGGAATGCCGTAAGCACCCGCAAGCGCACTAACGGTGTGCCAGTTTGCTTGGTACTGCGCTTCCGTAAGGTTGGTTTGGTTGTCCTTGTTTGCTTGCTGCAAACCAGGAAACATGGTGTCGTAAACGTTGATGCCAGGGTGCTTGGGGTCTTGATACGTTTTCAACATTTGAATCATGTCGGCTTTGGAATAAGTGACGTTGCTTGTCACTTGTTTTTGCAAAGCAAGGAAGAAATCATTCAATACCGCTGCTGGCGCACCAGTAAGCGTTGAACCTTCCCAAGTGTCCATAACTTCTGCTTCAAGCCCTTGGTAGGCGCTGATGGCTGCAGCCATAGTCGTTGTAATTTTTCCAATTTCCAACTGACTAAGTGGGTTGTGTTTAAAGCCTGGAAGCGGTGGGGCGCCAGTAACAACTTTTACAGCATTGCCAACAGTAGTTGTAGCAAAATCAATAGTACCTGGAATTGAACCATGCCCATTGTTTCTACCGCCAGCCATTGGCGTCATGGTAATAATTGCGTTTGAACCGCTACCAATAACTTGGTAGTTTTGGCTAGAATTATATTGAGTAGTAATATAGGTGTCCAACAAATTGTGCATAGATTTATACAAATCATTTTGTTTGGTAGTGTCGCTTGCGTTTGCAGAAACTTTGGGCACTAAACTTGGATACGTGCTTTGCAAATATTTCAAAGCGCTGTTGCCACCAGAACCTGCAGCGAGGTAGATGCCTTTAATTAATTCGTTAGCATTAATATTGTCAGCAAGAGTAATTGCGTTAAGGTTGTAAGTTTTGCCACCAATAGTAATTAACGCAACGCTTGCAGGAACGCCAAGATTCCAAGCATATGAAGTCGATGCTTTGTAATTACCTATACCACCACCAATTCCAGTAATTCCATTAATGCCAAGAAGTCCACTACCAGCTTGGCCAGTGGCTTCTGTACCGCCAGTAACACCTTGATTCAAAACGTTTGTTGCGGCAACAATTAAAGTTTGGTTGCTGCTGTAAGTTTGCGAATTGTTTCCTTGGTTATACCAAGCTAAAAAATCATTAGCTGCTGAATTATAAATTGGTTTGATTTGACTAAAAAAATCTCCACCAGTTTTAAGACTTGCGACTTGTTTCAAAATTTCTGAACCGTTTGTTAATTCATTGGTTGGCCCCATCCAGCTGGCATAACTTGGCCAAAAAATTCCTGTTTTTGATTCAGGAACTGATTGGTCAGGAACAAAATTATTAGAAAGCAGTTGGACCTTTAAACCTTTTTGTGCAATTTTGTCCCAGAAAAGAGCAACAGCAGGCGCTGCCAATTCGCCTTTAATTTGTGTAAGCAAAGCAGGGTCTTTACCTTGACTAATTGCTGAAACAACTTGCTGCTGCAACAAAATTGCAAAACGTTTTACTGCTGGAGAAGTTTGCGCAGAAGGATTCTGCATGTATTTAATTGCTGCATCAACTGACGGTTGCAACGCTGGGGGTGTAGCCATAACTATGCCTTACCTACAATCTCACGCCACGCTTGCGTGGCTTTCTCAATTTTTGCACGGCCTTCGTCCGTGGCTGCGTAACCAAACTTTGGTTCAGTCATTACATATTCTTTCCACTGCCCCAAACTCATTGGAGTTTTCATTTGAGTTTTGGGGTCAATGTTGCCATCAAGGGCGGCGCTCCAATGCGCTTGACCAAGCCAATCTGGTTCAATGTTTGGGTCATGTAGCACTTGCTTTGCTACTTGACGGTACGGGTCAAACAACGCGTTGGGTTTAATGCCTGCTTTAATTTGCGGAGCAAACGTTGGATACAACCCCAACGCCATATTTTTGTAATGGTCTTCAAAAGCGTCGGCACTAGCTTTGTCAATGGTCCAATTTTCGTCAACCATCTCTGCAAGGTGCGAATGGTCATACGGCACGTGATATTGCGCAATTTGTTTTAATACATCGTTGTAATGAACACGTTGCTCAGCGCCAGCAGTAACTGCTGGTTTTTCTTCACCACCTTGCGGCATGGTTTCAGCACCGGTCACAGGACCGCCGCTTGGATTTTCGACGTGTTCAGTTTCAGGCAACTGGGGTGTCATTGTTCACTCCGCTCATAGGAAGATGCTTAAACAAGGAATTGATTACTGGAGCCAACGATGGCGCTTCCAGTGCAGTATTAATACAATAATTGTACCAATCAGTATCGAGCTGACTTGTACCCTGCCCTGCTTGTTGCATCTGTTTGTGGGTTTGAACAATGTAGTTGTATGAGTTAATCAAAGTTTTGACGTTGTTCAAAATCATTTGCTGTTGTTCGTTCATGGTCTCGTAAATGCTGACGTAGTTTTTGTCAGCATACAATTTGTGGAACGCAGTCAATTGGTTGACAGCATTTTCTTGCTGTTGGTTGTATGCGTGATACTTGCCCCAAATGCCGTTGCGAAACCGTGAGTACTGACTGATTTGGTCTTTTTCCCAATTGTTCAATGCATTAGTTGCTTGTGCATTGCTTTTTGGAGCACAGTTCCATTGTACGCCAGTGGCTTGTTCAAGTTTGTAAATGGTTGCTTGGTCCACGTTGGGATCACTTGGGTTCATTGGATTAACGCCTTGTGCAACTTGCACTTTCCACAACAAGTCGTTGTAGTACCAAGAATTCCCGGCATCAATAGCAAGCGTTTCGTAAATACCAAGGTTGTTCCAGTTGCTCATGCTTTCAAGTTGCGCACGAGCACGAAGGCCCATCTGCTGTTCCATTGAATACGCAGGATGGTACAACGGCGCATCTTTTGGCCGGTCAATCAAATACGCCGCAATGCTTTTGTACTTGTTAGTAAAATCTTGGTGTTGATTGATGAAATCATATGCAGGTTTTGTTTCTGGATATGAATCGCCAGAAGGGCTAGTACTCATAAACACCGTGTCCAACGTGTGGTACGGGTAGTCCTTTGCGTATTTTGCATAACCTTCAGTTGCACCGTATTTGTTGACGTATTTCATCATAATTTCAGTAAATTTGTAGGTCGTTTTTTCAAGTGATATTGAAAGCGGTGACGTAAACGAACCAAGGGTTTTAATAACCCACATGGCTGCCGTCATGTTGTTGGCTCGGTCCATCAACACTTGCATTTCGTGAACGTCAGTAAACTTGGTTGCAAACTGCGTCATTACTTCAGAAAAGAACCGTGGCGCAGTGTTAGGGTCAGATTTTAACAAACGCCAGTATTCAGCACTTTGACCGCTTCCACCCTGGTTAAGCAATCTTTGGGAAATCTCATCAAACATGCTTTGAGCAAGCTCAGCCATAACTTGATTACGTGTAGACACGTACGAGCTACCAAGCGTTGTGCCGGCGCTATGGATGTTGGTGTACGACAAGAACCCTTCCAGCACGTTACGCACCAGGGTGCTTGGCAACAAATCAACCCAGAAAGGTTTGTTGGCAGAGAACGGACCAAGGATTTGGTTTTCAACACCAATGGTCCTCTTAGCCCAAGACTTTGGAAGTTTCATCCAATCCTCAAGCGCAACCATTCCACCAGCAGCAACTTTGGTTGGCACGGTGGCGACTGGGCCCAACTGCGGCAACAAGTCCCTAAACAACGAACCGTTGTCTTGACTACCAAAGCCACCAAGCAGCATTGTGCGCATGCTGGAAAGGTCACCAGTCATTTCAAACGGCAGGTTGTTGCCGTGCATCAACTTCAGCAAGCCCATCATCATCAACTGA